AGGAAAACTTCCAAGAGGTCTTAATGGCAGTGTTCGGGTAATTCTTAACAATAGAGATAACACTATTCCTTATGTTGACCCTGACACAAAGAAACCAATGAAAACATCTCAGGGAAATATTCTTGTTAAAGATTTTACCTATCTAACCTTCAAGAAAGAAGGAAAAACTATCGGCCCAGAAATGGATGTTAAACGACAACTTCTAGGATGGATTGCGGCTAATGTTCCAAAGACCAAACTTACAAAAGATATGATGGGTGTTGATTCAGACCTTTTAGATAATTTTAAATTATTTGACAAAAAAACTTGACATTTAGCACATTTCTGTGGTATAATAGTATTGTAATGAGAAAGGAGTCAAAATATGACATCGAAGACATTGAAAGACATGAGAAAAGAACTTCTCAGTAGATATTCGGGAAAATTAACTGGATATGAGCATTTAGCCGATGGAACTGGCGATTATGCAAAAAATGTTCCAGAAGATTCTGAAACATTAGAAATTGGTACAGATAAAATTGTATCAAATTATAAAAATGTTACTCCGGGCGAAGAAAAAACTTGACATTTGGGCCAGGATTTAGTATAATAGTATATGTGAGGTTAAGAAATAACCATTTTTTAGAGATTATATTATGATGAAAACAAACCTAGTTGAACAGAAATCGATGCTTGCCAAATTGATGGCAGCAGAGAACATTACTGTTGAACACAAGAAAATTCCTACCGCAGCATTCGATGTAAAAAATCGAGTCCTCTACCTACCTATTCTAAAATGGAAGCCTGGTACAGATGTTTATGATCTGTTCTGTGCCCACGAAGTTGGTCACGCACTTTGGACTCCATATGAGGGATGGCATTCTTCTATAAGTAAAAAAGGAAAAGGCTTCAAATCTTTTCTGAATGTTATTGAAGATGCAAGAATCGAAAAGAAAATTAAAAGAAAGTTTGCTGGTGCCCGCAAGTGTATGATTGGTGGATACAAAGAACTTATAAATGAAGATTTTTTCGGATTAAGAAAGATGGGATTAAGTCCTAACGATCTTGGTTTGATAGATCGTATTAATTTATATACTAAGGCCGGTACTGATTATGGTATTGAGTTTTCTGAAGAAGAACGAGAGTGGGTTGAGAAGGTTATGAGAACTGAAACATTTGAAGAGGTTCTGGAAGTCACTAATGGTCTTTTTGATTGGTGTAAAGAAAACGAATCGGAAACTGATAACAGTTACAGCGATTTCGATGAAAATGATGAAGATGAATGGGAAGAAAGTGAAGATGAATCTGAACGTACAGAATGGGAAAAAACTTCAGATGAATTAGATGAAATAATGAAAGATGCATCTGGTGGTGATTCTGAAGAAAATGAAGATGATTCTGAAGATTCTTGTGAAGATGGTTCTGCCGGAGGAAAAAACGAAGGTAAATCTGCTGATGAAGGAGAGTCAGAAAAAGGAGAGTCGAATGATTCAAAGGAGAAATCTGAAGGTTCTAAAACTTCTAATGGTTTAGAAGGTGGATACGGAAATCCTTTTGGTGATAGAGAAGATATGTCAGGGCCGATGTCTCAGACCGATGAAAACTTTCGTTCAAAAGAAGAAGAGATGGCGGATATGAGTGACAGAGTTAGTGTTCCTCAGTATCTTACATTTCCTACAATTAATACTGATGCAGTTGTTATTGATTACAAAAAAGTTCATGAAGAGTTGACTTCATATTACACCAAACAAGAAGGTGCAATGGAGGCCGGAGTGAAATTTTTGAAAAAGTTCAAGTCTGTAAATGATAAGATGGTTAGTTACATGGCCAAAGAATTTGAAATGAAGAAAGCTGCAGACATTCATCGCCGTGCATATAATTCAAAAAAAGGAACTCTTGACATGAATAAGATTCATGCATATAAGTATAGTGAAAATCTGTTTCAACAGATTACTTCTTTTCCAGAAGGAAAGAATCACGGCATGGTAATGTTCATTGATTGGTCTGGTTCCATGCACTCATGCATGAAAGATACTATCGAACAGTTGATTAACTTGACTATGTTTTGCTCGAAAGTTCAGATTCCTTTTGAAGTTTATGCTTTTTCTGACCATTATCGTGATTGGAAAGATGCAGAAAATAAAGATATATATGAAACATCAAGGGATTTGCCTTATGATGTAAATTATCTTGGAAAGAAAATTGCTGACTATAAGACTAACGAATTGGTAGTGAATAAAGGAACGAAGTTAGTAAATCTCTTTTCTTCTAGAATGAGAAACCGAGAATTGAATGATGCATATCGAAATCTTCTTTTGATTTCATCTTCATTTGATACTCGTTACAATTATTACTATTCCAGAAGTTACGATTATTATGGAATACCTGACAACTATTCTTTGGGTGGAACTCCTTTAGATGATACAATTGTTATGTCCAAGTCTGTGATTGAAGAATTTAAAATGAAGTCACGTGCCCAGATTGTCAATGCAGTATTTTTGACCGATGGACAAAGCAATCATAATCATGGATATCTTGATTCAAATAATGTTGTGAGTAGGCATGATAGAGCTACACTTCATATTGATGATAAAGTAACTCGTTCAAGAACATATCCTAAAAGAGATGGACGGCAATTGCAAACAACTGACATTCTTTTGGAAGCACTCAAGAAATCTCTTGGAATCAATCTTCTTGGATTTTACCTGACTTCTGGTTCTGGTAGAAGACTTGCAGGGAATTTGTCTAATGCCACATATGATTATGCAACTGAAGAAGAAGTTGCAAAATTTCGGAAAGATAAGTTCATTATCGAAACCAGATCTTCTTATGATGAACTTTACATTATTAATATCAAAGGTCTTGAGATTGATGAAGTAAATCATGTCGGAGAAGTCAAGGCAGGATCTTCTAAAGCAGAGATTCGGAAAGCTTTGAAAAAGAACACTAGAGGTAAATTACAGAATCGTGTTCTTCTTAACGCATTTATTGAAAAAGTTGCGTAAAAAACTTGACATTTGGCTCTAGTTTTGTTATAATAGTATTATGAAAGTGAGAAAGGATTCACCTCTCTCACGTTGTGAACCTCCTAATGGAGATTATTTGTTATGAATATGAATGAAAGACAATCGAAATCGGTTGATGCATTTCAGTCTTTTCTTGGTAATTCAGAATATTTTACTAGAAAAGATATTTTGAGATTTACCGATGAGACTAAAACTCATAAAAAACTTGGTGTAATTCGCCCGTGGTTTTTATGTGATATGGCCGACAAAGTTGGCAGAGGCGAATGGAGATTTCCATCTTTAAATGGAACATCTTCAGAAGTTGTCAAAAATGATAGTACCATTTCTCTTGCAACTCATGCAACAGCAGTAATGGAAACCGAAAAGGTATCTATGGCAAGCAATGTCATTGAATTTCCTAAGAACGCATCCGAATCTTATGTTCCTGCGAAAGTCGATGGTTATGTAAAGTTCGGGCATTATGCTGATGTCAAAACCATAAAGAAATCTGCAAATTTTTATCCTGTCTTTATTACTGGTTTGTCTGGAAACGGAAAAACCATGATGATTGAGCAGATTCATGCAGAACTGAAGAAAGAACTTTTCAGAGTGAACATCACTATCGAAACTGATGAAGATGATTTGATTGGTCACTATGCATTAATTGATGGTAGGACTGTTTGGCAGGATGGCCCAGTTACTATGGCGATGGAACGTGGTGCAACACTTCTTCTTGATGAAGTTGACCTTGCATCAAACAAAATTATGTGTCTCCAACCTGTTCTGGAAGGAAATCCACTTCTGATTAAAAAAGAAGGAAGAATTGTCCGCCCCAAAGATGGTTTCACAGTCATGGCGACTGCAAACACTAAGGGCAAGGGTTCTGAAGATGGACGCTTTATCGGAACTAACATTCTGAACGAAGCATTCCTTGAAAGATTTCCTATCACAATGGAACAAGAGTATCCTTCCATGTCAGTTGAGAAGAAAATCGTTGTGAAGTTGATGGAAAAACTTGGATGTGTCGATGAAGAGTATGCTGGGAAACTGGTTGACTGGGCAGATTTGATTCGCAAAACCTTTTATGATGGTGGAGTTGATGAGATTATTGCAACTCGCCGTTTGGTTCACATCATCCATGCTTTCGCAATCTTCAAAGATAGAATGAAAGCAATCGCAATGTGTGTTGCAAGGTTTGATGACCAAACCAAAGATACTTTCATGGACTTGTACTCTAAGTTGGATGATAAAGTTACATTACCTTCTGAAGAGTCTGAAGAGAATGAAACTTCTGAGACTTCTGAAGAGACTGTAGATGAAGAAACAAATCAACCTTTTTAAAAGGTTATAGATAATATAGGGTGTTGCTTGGAGGGGCGACATCCTATTGCTATATCTAGTGAATAATAATGGAGAATAATGGAAGTTAAAATTGGTATTGAAGAACTAAGAGAAAAAAAGATAATGGTATGCACTCCGATGTATGGTGGAATGTGTAGCGGATTATACTCAAAGGCTTGTGCAGATCTTTCTACACTTGCAACAAAGTATAATATGGATTTGAAATATTTCTATTTGTTCAATGAGTCTTTAATTCCCCGAGCAAGAAATTATCTGGTTGATGAATTCATAAGAGATACAAATTATACTCATCTTATGTTCATTGATGCAGACATTCATTTTGACCCGAATGATGTTCTAACTTTGGCCGCATTGGACAAAGATGTCATTGGTGGCCCATATCCAAAGAAATGTATTGCTTGGGAAAAAGTTAGAAATGCAGTTGATATGGGACTTGCAGATGAAGACCCAAATGAACTTGAAAAATATACAGGAGATTATGTATTCAATCCTGTAGAAAATACTCATAAAATTAGTGTAACTGAACCAGTTGATGTTCTTGAAATTGGAACTGGTTTCATGTTGATTAAACGAAAAGTTTTCGAGGATTTTGCAGAAGCATATCCTCAATTTCAATATACTCCTGACCACAATCGGTCAGAAAATTTTAAAGGTGATAGAGATATT